AAAAATTTCAAATAGAGGGTCTCTCTCCAAATGGGTCAACAGGGACATAGGCCCATTTATTTTAGGCTGAAGATAGTGGGTAGTATGGACACAGTAGCGACTAACATGGTCCAAAGTGGCCCGACATCAAACGGGATGTTATTTTCATGTCTAGTCGGTCTAGTCGGTCTAGTCGGTCTAGTCGGTCTAGTCGGTCTAGTCGGTCTATTTAACATTTTTTATAAAAAGAAAGACGAATATAAAAGAAAGCAAATGTGCAATTAAAATGTCTGTTATACGTACACAAGAAAAACACGCAATGAAGGTTGCATTTTGCGGGTCTATGGGAAGCGGTAAAACGTATGCATCCAATCATTTAAAAAACAATACAGAAGCAAAAATCATGTCCATTGCCAAACCAATCAAAGAGATCGTCTCTGACATGGGCCAAAGAGGTCGATCGTCGCATATAATGGTCGGAACAGTCGGTAGACAAATAAACCGCCAGTTGTGGATCAATAAACTGATGGACCGTATTGAAAAATACAAAGAAGCCGGCACGGAAAATATTATCGTAGACGATGTACGGTTTGAAAACGAGGCCAAAGCACTCAAGGACGCCGGGTTCACCCTAGTGTACCTAGACACCCCATGGCATGTACGATTCCAACGAATACGCGAGAGGACAGACGATCTGAACGAGCACATTCAATGGTTTGCCCATCCAAGCGAGGTAGCATTGGAAACCATTGACAAGTCTTACTTTGACTTTATATGCAAAAAAGAAGAAGAGGTCGATTCTGTCATTCTGGAATTGAGTAAAAAAGTTAGTATATAAGCGTTTATTTTCTACTAAAACATGTTTAAATTGCACCTACAGTACACGCAACTCCCAAATAATACCAAAACCTTCCATACAATGGTCCGTACCAGTCCAGAAAGTGTGATTGACGAGGACAAACCGGCAAAGAATATATTGTATCTATTGGATGTGAGTGGATCGTGTGATATAAAAATGGTGAAGGAGTCTATCATTCGTTCTTTACCGTTTCTTCGAGACAAGGATCGCATTAGCGTGATTTCTTTTAGTACGGAAACTTCCGTGGACATTCCGTGGACAGAGTGCACCATGTCAAACAAACAACGAATGATTGATGATATCGTTGGCATCAAAACTGGCGGATGGTCTAATATCTCAAACGGCATATTCCACGCAATCGAAAAATGCATGGAAATAGACGCACACATTATTATTTTGTCAGACGGGCAACCAAACAGCGGAGTAACCAATACTAAAAGTTTAGTAAGCATGGTTAAAAACACTTTGCATGGCACCAATACACGTATTCACGCGTTTGGATATGGAGCACATGAAACTGACCTTTTGCGATCCATTACAGACGCATGCGGAGGAACGTACAATTACATTCAGAGTACGGAAGAGTTACCAGTTGCATATGGAAGCGTTTTGGGGGCGGCAATGAGCACCGTGATACAGGGGATGACAATCGAATTCAAGAGCAAAACCTTGATGTTTACATCGGACAACAAAAAGATAGATTCTATATATGTTGGAGATGTATACGCGGACGAGAAAAAAGATACAATGGTTACTTGTCATATTATTCAAGAAGCAGACGAACACTGTGTGGAGTACCACGTCAAAGGAGTCAATATCATTACAGGTAAACCAATACATCACATTGCGTTGAAATGGGTTTCGTACGGAGACGATAACATGCAATGTGAGATGGTTACGAACCGCGTCGAAGAGTTAAGAGTGGTAAACGAATTGCGACGCGCACGGTTTGCAACCTCGGCAGAAAAGGCAATGCAAATACTATCACAGACGTCTACACCCCTCAAATCATTGCAAGAGGACATCGACATGTTGATCGGGTCGCGGGATCATTCATACACCATGAAATCATTGTTAAACCGCATAGAACAAGAATATTCTAAGCAGAGGGACAATCGTTCGGACGATTTGTTGAGCGAGTATTATACACCGTTTCGTTTATGGACTAGTAGAGAAGTATCAAAACAATAATATTATGGGTTATAATTAATAATTTGGTTTATCAATTGTCTTTTTCTATGTTCCAATTCCCTTTTATTCAACTTGGGTCCCTTTACTCTTGGTAGGGGTCTCTCCTGTAAAGTTTTCACCGCGGCTTTTGCATTGGTAGCAATCGTACGTATCAAGGCAAATCCCAATGTAGTAGAATCTTCAAACATGCTGTTTAATCCATTATACCCATTGATTGAGTTGATAATGAGTAGCGCTGTCACCTGTCCAATTTGAAGGTTTGATAGCATGGTGAGTCCGGTCATTTTTGATAAGATATCAACGCCTTCGTTCAACCCAGTGTCTACAAAGGTCAGAATCAAACTATAGACAAATACATTCGCTATTCGATAATACCGGTTTGCCTTCTCAGCGGCGGTCCATGTGAGAGACAGTACTCTCCATTCTTTTAACTCTGCCAAATAGGCTGCTGCCTTTAAGAGAGCGGAAAGTATCAAACTACTGACAATCGAGTCGATCATCAATACAATCCCTTCGTTCATACGCTCTTGGTATTTTATCGTTTTTTTTGCCTTTGCAATTCCATATTTCGCGGCCCCCTTAGTGGCATCTATCAAAATATTCACCTTATTACTCAACAACCGATTCACCACGTTCGACCCCCATGATTTCACCGCTCGTAAGAATGTTTTAAGACCAAGCTTTACACCACTGGTAGGATCAATCACCAACAAACCGACATCCGTCACTGTATCAATTAAAGCATATTCCGCCTGACGTTCCATGGTCTTTGTGGCTGTGTCCCTCGCCTCTGCCAAATCCATTTCGTATCGAATATCCCGTTCCAGTTCTGAATATTCTTGTAGACGGATCAACAAGCTTTTTGAACTTAATGGTAGTTCAAATGTTAGATTCAAATTACTCTTCACTGTAATATTCAACATATCAAACTCTCCTGTTATTTCACCGAATGCATCTGGTAGATATAAGGATCGTTCGGTTTCAAGAAATAAACTCTTTCCATTAAATGTTACTGCCTCTGCAAAGCCAGTTAACCAATTGCCCTGTGCATTTTCTAAAAAGTCTCCGGTGGTTACCATGCCATACAACCTTTGTTCCATGGCTTTAAATGGAGACACTGTAAACACTTGTATGAGACAAGCTACTACACAAACAAGCGCCGCGAATTGGGGTATGCTAAACGCGAGGTTTTGCGAACTAAATATACCTGTGAGGAAAAGTTTTAAAGCACCGATCGGCCCTAGTTTTTGAACAGCCTCTTGTTTTGTTTCTTTGGGTATATCAAATAGTTTTCGTTCAATAAAATCAATCGTTTGTTTAGTATTTGGTGATTTGAGCGCTTTGGATATTTCGTCATGTTTCAAGGATTCCATCCCCTTCAGGTAGTTTTCAATGTTGTTCGAATGGACGGTTTTTACTTGTTGCAATCGTTTCATATGGTTTCGTATATTGTTTTTTATCTTCCGTTGTTGCGCAAGTGGAAAATCTTTGAGCAAATCGTTAAAAATGTCATCTTCCTTAGAACCAGATACGGTCATGACGACATCATCGTCGATTTCATGCAAGGAATGAAGAAGCTCATATTCTTTTTTTAGTATACGGTGAAGTTGATACAACATTTGATAAATAATAAATGTATTTTATACCTGAATATTATAGATGACGTACAAAGCAAATGCAGTAAGTCTAGTTGCTATTCCAAATTGTTTGTTGGTGATTGTACTTTTAATTTCTTCCCAATTATCGTTCTTCATCTGCGATGCGGCTCCCCACGCTAAAATATGTTCAAACCACCCAAAATGAACAACGCCAGAAACGAAATATTTTATAGAACAATACAAAATCATTGTTACATATGGTACAAGCAATCGGTGCAAAACTTGTCTCGTCACTGTATTTTTTAAGAAAGATTCAATAATTAAAACGTAGATGAAAAATATCATGTTTAAAAAAAAATATTAACCTTAAATACTATAGTTCTTGGCCCATCAACCCTTCTTTTGTGGCATTTATAAAATTCTGAACAAACGCGTTCAATTGCGATAAATCTATGCGTTCGCCGTATACTCGAAATACAACATACAATTTTGCCATTAGAACGATAAGACACGTCTCAAAGAACTTCATAGACCACAGTGTAATTGGGATACAATACTTAAATTGGTAATGAACCCCTAGAAAAACCAAAACGAATGCGATAAACCAACCGATTTCTTCTAACATTTACAATGTAAATTAAATGTATTTATACCCATATTTTTGCTTATGTGTCGGCATCTGTGATGAAGGAAGCATAACTGTTTATTCCACATGCGTTCTTTCCCCTTTGCAAATACAAATATCCACCTTGACCCCAATGCGGTCCCCATGAATTCTTAATAATCCAATAATTTGGTGTGTATCCTACTAACAAAACCGCATGATCTATGTCCTTTCCACACTTGGCCTCTTGCAATACTCCACCCCTGTACATTTCAAAATGCCAATTGCTACTGTCAATTCCAATTGGTATCGGTCCATATTGAACAAGATTATGTGCGAGGTGTTGTTCAATGGGATAATGAGTTTCATCCGACTGTGCTATAAAGCTATTCACCTTCAACCAAGGTTTATGCGTCCTTCGTTTGCACTTGCTCTCATGCGATACATACTTATCAAACTCTGCCGGACCAGCTGGCATTCGCATTGCCTTTTTAAAAACATTATGCATAAGACCTCCATCGCATCCAAAATTATCACCCTTTGTACAGTCTATCCATTGTTGTATACTAAAGTCCTTTAGAGTCCGCGTTTGTCGCCAATACCAATATTCTATTGATCCGACGGCAGCGAACGCAAAACAGCCTCCACACGACCCTTGAGTTTTTACACTTGTCACCGCACCATGCGTTCTCCAATCCATAGTCAATGGCATTCCCAAACGATGACCACCGAGCGGATTACTATTGTGCGTGTGTAGTCTCCTACGGAAATGATTTAAATGTGGTTCTTTGGTGTGGTTTACATCCGAACGATAAGTTAAATTGTAATGGTGGACTTTGGCAAAATCATACTTTGGTTCCAATACTGAGAATGCTCGTAGTTCTTCGTCATTGGTGTAAACTTTCGCATGCGTTTCTTTGTATTCATGAAACCATGAAGGATATGCATTCGCGGTTACTAATAATAACACTATTAACCTCATTTTCTTAAAATTACTATAAATATATACATAAATATTTACCAAATGCTACACGCGGTGTTTGCTAGACCGGTCGGGATTTTCGACAATTGGTTCAATAAAGTGGTGTCGTACATGACAGGCGGTGATTTTTGCCATTCGGAATTTATGTTTACTTGGACCGCTGGAGAAGCAGAGTATTTCTTCTCCAAAATAAACGGCCATGACAAGTTTAAGAACAATTACAAGCGCTACATAGAAGACGGGAAACTCCACATATGTTTTTATATTCTTTGGGGAGACGTACTGTCCTACAGACTCTTAAAATTTCAACATAACAATCCATTCTACCGGGTTCTTGACGAATCACAATCGGCTCAATTGAAAATTAACCTGAGTCAGGAGAATGAAATGAAGGTGGCATCCTTTTTAATTTCACAATGTGGCAAACCGTACGATTATACCGGAGCGGTATGCTATTTTGTTCCTTTACGCCATTCACAAACCGAGTACGAGCAATACTACTGTTCAGAATTGATGGTATGTGCGCTTCAGCAATGTAGAATGTTGTTAGAAGTAAATGCAAGCGGTGTTACACCGAACAATTTATATAAGTTATTAACTACTTAAAATTTTAACGATCGACCCTTTCTAGTTACTTTTTTTCTTGGGACGCCATTTTCAACACATAGCATGCTTTTTCTTGATACCTTGGCCAAAGTATTACTTTCCTTAAAGAAAACCTCATAATCCCCATCGTCGTACATAAAACGAATAACGCCTCTGTATGGCGTGTCGTTATAATTTACCTCGACCTCTTGCCCTTCTGTAAAACACGACTGGTCCGTTTTACTATCTACTACGTATTTTGCCAAATCGTCTTTGTGGAAAATGTAACACGATTCGTTTACCTTCATTTTGGGTTTGATATTGTTAAAATTGGGGTCTTTCAATACCTTATCATTTACAAAGTGTACACCGACCAAATTGTCGTATATAACTTCTATTGAGACGGAATGGACCACTTTTGCTGGGTATTTGATATCCAGTATATCGTCCAATCGGAATATAAACCTGCCTGAATCATTCTGTGGCAATGAGTCTCCACTACGGCCTTTTTTCACGTGTTCGATCATTTTAGTTATATCCAATAATTCGTTTTCCCCGCCACCGTTGGTAGTAAGAAACAGTTTTATTACACCATTGGCAAAATGATTCCCTTTGCGCTTGTTTGCTGCTACTAAGGCTTCCGCCCGATCTTGATCATCCTCCAAATCCCTCTTCCAAGGAAGTTCCTTGAATTTGTTTACTAAAGCTTGTATCTCTTTACTTTCTCGATTCTTTACCTCCGAAACTATATAAAAATCGGTTATTTTGTAGTTGCAAAATGGTTTGGAAAGAAAAACAGTACCCAAATCCGTTTGACCAGCTTGATATAGACAATCTTTGTGTTTTATTTCCAATTTACATGCTCCGTTTTTACACTGGGAAAACAAGGAATCCCAATTCGAAACAGCTTCGTCATCGTAACTTCCAATAAATGACATAAAAAACATCTTACTGCCTCTAGCAATTTTTGACGGTACATCTTCTGGTATATCCTCTTCGTCTTGATATCCAATTACATCGTCTGCTTCACCGGATTGTGTACTTCTGTTGTATACAAAGTATTGGTCGATTCGAATCTTATACCCATTTTTCTCCGCGGCTTCTTTAATCATCTTTCTATACTTTTCAAGTTCACTGTTATACTTTTCTTTGGAAATCATCATAAACGAACCGGTAAGCGCAAACACAAATGGTTCTGTTTTGGAGAAACACTTGGCGTCAAACATATCTTTAACGGTGTCACTATTATATCTAGTCTTCTTGCGTCGTCTCTTCTTCCAGTGAAATCGTCCACAGTAATCCAAGTATACAAACTGAAACCCGTCTGGGCGAGACGGTAAAGGCTCTATTATTTTTGGTCGGTATGGTTTATTCTTCTTATTCACCTTCTTCGTATATTTGGTCTTGGCGTATTTACCCATGAGCTGTGTTTGAAATTGCTTTTGGGTTTTCGATCCAGTGAATGCCTGAACGTAGTCGTCTACGGATACGGGAAAACACGACAGTTCTCGTACACGGTCTTTCATAATGTTATATTCAGTGCTTTTGTTAAACCAGTTGGGAACATGAATATTCTCTGGTTGAAACCCGAATGCATTCAATACAACGGAAGATCCCAAATCAGCTGAATCTAGAACCAACGCGTTCTGATCCGTCATATCTCCCGCCAGAAATTGCATCATTTGACCCAAGTACAAATTAATGTTCATTTTAATTTTATCGTGTTGACTTGGCGCATAACTGGTGTCGTTACGTAAGGCTGTTTTAAACCATCCGCTTCGAACCAATTTAATTCGCCTTTTCAAATCGCTTATTGTTCTTAACGAAATATTATCAACTTTTTTGCGTTTTGATGCGAATGATGCGAAGCCTGACATTTATAAGTTAGTTATCCATTAATATAATTCAAAAAATTACTTTAGTATGTATAAATCTTCATACGTACGAGTGAACATGAATGTAGCCAACCCCATAGCAAACTGAAGTAAAAAATAAGTGAAATTTACAGGGGGCATAACGATAAAGAAGAATACGACTAGAAAAAATACAGCTTCGGATGGTTTCATTTAATATAACATAATTAGTATTTATACTATGCACTACAAGACTCGCAATCTACGGTAAATTGAATCGGGGATGCCTTTGGTTGGGACCGCAAATAGTATTGACCCGTTTTAAGACCCTTCTTCCACGCATAAAAATGCATTGAAGTTAGTTGAGAATGTGTAGGCGACGGTAAATACAAATTCAGTGACTGGGACTGGTCGATGTAAACGCCCCTCGCCGCCGCATGATCAATTAGTGATTTTTGGGACAATTCCCATGTTGTTTTAAACACCGATTTAATATTATCCGACAGAGTAGTATTTTGGACACTCCCTTTGTTCTCAATAATCTTTTGGATCAACTGAGGAGTCCATTCGCCAGATTTCATGCAAGTCTGTTGCAAATACTTATTGACAATGACAAATTCCCCGCTTAAAACCCGACGAACATACAAATTGGAAGTCCGTGGCTCGAATGATTCGGTGTTTCCAAGTATTTGTGCACTAGACGCGGTTGGCATCGGTGCGGTTAACAACGAGTTGCGAAGGCCATATTGCATCATGTCTGCTTTTAGTTCGTCCCAATCGAATCTAGAGGTTGGTTTACAACCCCATAGATCGAATTGAAACAATCCCTTACTGGCAGGTGAACCCATAAATGTCTGATATGGACCATCCTTTTTCGCCAATTCAACGCTGGCTTTCAAGGCACCGTAGTATATGGCTTCAAAAACTTGTTGGTCCAATTCCAATGCTTCCTTAGAATCGTATGGCATTCCCAACATTTGAAATACGTCGCTTAAACCCTGAACGCCTATCCCAATCGGCCGATGTTTGGAGTTACTCGTGTTTGCTTCTTTGATAGGGTATGAGGTCTTATCGATCACCTTGTTTAAGTTCCTTGTTACGGTGCTTGCCATTTCAACCAACCGATCAAAATTAAACCCATGTTGTGTTACAAACTTTGGCAATGCAATAGATGCCAGAGTACAAACTGCCGTCTCGTCTTTATCGTGATACTCGACAATTTCACAACACAAATTCGACGATCGTATGGTTCCCAAATTCTTTTGGTTGCTCTTCTTGTTGCACGCGTCCTTGTACAATAGATATGGAGTTCCTGTTTCGATCTGGGTTGTACAAGTCTGTAACCACAAATCACGTGCTTTAATCGTTGTCCCCAACCCCTTAGACTCATACTCTTCGTATAATTTATCAAACTCTTCTCCATACGCGTCTTGTAATAGGGGGGCTTCCGTGGGACAGAAAAGTGTCCAATCGCTATCGGATTCAATACGTCGCATAAACAAGTCTGGTATCCACAGGGCATAGAATAAATCCCTCGCCCGGTCCTCTTCCACTCCGTGATTTAATTTCAATTTCAATACTTCACGAACGTCTTTGTGCCACGGTTCAATGTATATTGCAAAGGAACCTTTGCGTTTGTTTCCGCCTTGGTCAACGTACCTCGCCGTGTTGTTGAATACCCTCAACATTGGTACAAGACCGTTGCTGGTACCATTGGTTCCTTTTATGCGCGTTCCTTTTGCACGAATATTACTGACATCGATGCCTATGCCACCCGCGGACTTGCTGATCAATGCTACATCTTTCAGTGTTTCATAGATTGCTCCAATGCTATCGTCTTTCATTGACATTAAAAAACAGGATGCAAGTTGGTGTTGTTTTAGTCCGCAATTGAACAGTGTCGGTGAGGCGTGCGTGTACAGACCTTCGGACAGAATCTTGTACATTTCTACCGCTTCTTTTGGGGTATCCGAAAGAAACACCGATACGCGCATCAACATATATTGCGGACGCTCCACGATACCGTCTTTGTCTTTTAACAAATACGACCGCTTTAAAGTGCGTAACCCGATGATATCGTACTTGAAATCATTGTCGTGTTTGATGTGTGCATCATAGTTGTACGATTCAATCTTTTCAATAAAGGATGTTGCCAAAATGTCATCCACTACTAATTTTCGCATGGCGCTTGTAAAAGAAGATTCCGTATTGTCATGCAAATCAAATGTTTCGATACGCCCCGCCAGTTCACCATATTCGTATGAATGCGTCGCCAACGATGCCGTCGTCTCTGCGAGATAAGAAACAATACCAGAAGTTTTCATATCCTGTGCCAAACCAGTTTCCGCATTTTTTAACAGTATATCCACGTTTATAGTGTTCAATATAGGGTTTTTCTGTATTGCTCGGGTCACAAAGGCCCGGATCTTTTCCAGATCAAAAGTTTGTTGATCTCCTTTACGTTTTACGACAAACATGTGTTTATTATGAATATTAATTGCTTATATATGGGAATTTTAATTATCTTTTAGGGTTTTCGCAACTATCTTTAAATTCGCTCCACAAATAAATCCGGACATAAAGGACACGAAAACCGTCACCACAATAACCAATGCGATGCGTAGAACTGGTTGTCGGCCACAACATAGTAGTACCAAAAAGAGCACGAGGTACATCGGGCCAGCTACAGTAATCAGAATAGACTCGGTCAGTGGGGCCGATTTGTATACGCCACCCAGCACGGTAGCAGCTATAGAGCACCCTAACATGAAGAACAGGATAAGACAGATGTAATAAGAGGATCGGATAAAGCCTTCTATCTCGTCAGCTTTGTGCTTGTTGAAATATTTACTACGTTTCATATTTAAAAGACCAGTTTCTTCGTCGTCTGACATTTATTGTAAATCAATTTATTTATATACCGAAACAAAAAATAATCTCTATAATATGATGCAAGGACATATTAAATGAGTCTAAATGATATTTTGTATTTCGTAGTCCCATTCTCTGATCCAATGCATAATTGGGTTGATCCACTTATTATAATTACATCCGTCACTTGGGCGAGTATAGTTGTAGCCGCTGATTTAAGCATAGCAGTTAATTCTGACGATCAGAGTATACTAACGAATGTACTCACTGGAACACTTGGATTTCTATTACCATTATATCTGTCTACGTGCATCGAGAAAAACAAGAAAGGTATAGAATTATACGACGCTTTCTGTGGAGACGTAATTGCCTTAGCTTGGGAGGTCGCATCCTACGGCGATGAAAGAAAACAAGGCGAGATGGACATGTGTGATGAAGGTGACTCGGAAGCATGGAAAACGTACAAGAAAGAAGTTTTTGACATTCTCGAAGCCGCTCCAGACATTCTCAAGCACGTATTCCGTGGTGACTTCGACTACGATGAGATAAAAAACAAATACGTCGCTCAGGCTCTTGAGAAAATCGATAGACCTGTAGGGTTGGAAGGTGAATGCATGGACGCGGATGCCGCTCCGGTTGAAGCTATGATGTTTTTACTGGTGACACGACTGCGAAATCTGCCTGTGAAAAAAGATAAAGGCCATGTGATGGAGATCATCATGAAAAAATGGAACGATGTCTATTCCTCATATGGGACAACGGATTCGTTAATTTCGTATAAAGAACCGCTTCTATTTTCGTATGTACTGTACACCGCAATGCTTATTTACATGGTGTTCTTACCGTTCGGGTTCTCGGAACGTTCGTGGAACAATGTTTGGATTACAGGATTCGTCATTTACTTTTTCATTTCGTTGAATTCCGCGGGTGTACTGTTGCAAAATCCATTCAAAGCTTTGTCCAGCGACTTGCATATTTTTCAGACGGTTAGTGGCGCGGCGAAAAATACTAGATGCATCATCAGAAAGATTGAATACTATGGTTTAAGAAAAGAGTGTAATAAAGGAGGACAAAACCCTCGTAAATTTAGAACTATGATGTTATATTAAAGACCAACCACTACCTTCGTACAACGGCTTTGCGCTATCCACCACCTTATGACATGCTCGTCTCAACTCAAACTGACATCTCTTGAAAGTTTCATACGTACTTCCATTCTTCGTATTTCGAAAGTTGTCCATCATTCGAGACAAAACGCGCCAGAACTCATCGTCCCATTCCAAACGCCATGCTCTCAACATCTTTGGCCCCCATGAGATGAACATCGCATTCTTTTGATCCGAACATGCCATTTCCAAGTACATTTGCGGTACATAGTAGTAGGTTACCTTCTTGTTGCATTTTTTTGTTTTGGCAGGACACTTGATTTCAAGTATTCCCTCGTCCGTGATTACCAAATCTTCTTTTGTTGGATCAAACGTCTGGTAGAATCCATCCGGGGTGGCGGACAACCATTTCACCTTGTTGTGCTGGACATTTGGTGCCTCGAATGCAATTATATCCGTCTTCTTGTTCAAGAACGCCTGCATTGCTATGTCTTCATGCTTACTTCCCCAATCCATGTAACCTCGTTGGACCTCGGTGAAAGGTTCCCTCTCCCTGCCTTCGAACACTTCTTCGTACCATACCAACCGTTCTTTGTCGCTGCTACAAAATAAAAAATTACTCAGTTTACTGCCAGAAAGTTTGTTTTTTCTCCTTGCAAACCATTCCGGAGTGCGCTGAGCGGGTTCATTGATGCCCTGATCGGCCAAAGAAAAGAATCGGGGATGCGTAAAGTTACTCATTTTGTAAAGGATACGATTACTTATATAGTTATTTCTACTCCTTGAATTTGTACGTATACCGACTTTCCACCGCATGTGGTCCGATACCGGTCCGATACTGGACCGATAGTGGTCCGATACTGGTCTGATAGTGGTTCATTTACATTTTAACAACCAGAACATGATTAAAATGAGACTTTTAGTTGTCGAAAAACTAGTATATAAACCAAACTTGAAACAATTAAAAGATGACGCGTAAAAAGTATGACCGTGATATCTACGACTACAGTTCTTGTACCGAGTCGAGCGAATCAGACGAGGAAGAAGAATTCGACGAAGAACAGACGTACAATATAATTGACCACTACTGGGATCGATGGGACGATATAGGAGCATTTGTCGATTCCACAGACATCTTCGAATATCTTTATTTGAAAGACCCCATACTGGCAAAATACGAATCCAAGCACTTGGTATTGGAAGGAGAAAATGACCTATGTGAAGAGTTGCACGGTACGGTCTACAACATGTGCAAATCGTTGAACCTACCAACGACGGTCGCAAAAGTATCCCACGTGGTAAACCTCATCCTTAACAGGAGAAATAATTTTTGTATTATCCATCGCGACTGTACGCACTGGACGAAGGAATGGTCACGACAGTTAAAAAGGGTAGAAGTAGTATAAATGATATCATAGTTTTAATAAATGTTTAAGGTATTGGATATTATTAAGTTGACAGTAGCAGTTGCATATTCTATCATCGTCGCTGTTATTTTGGCATATGACGTAGAGGTCGATCGTTCCATACAAGACTATGCTATCGTTCTTACACATCTGACAGCCATCCCTTTGGTTATTATTATATGGGAGACACAGTGGATTGCTTGGACTATTCTAATTGGTGTTATCTTCAGTATATTGTTCCATGTTACGTTGGTTTTCGAATGGTACGTTGAACGAACAGAGCCGTTGGACATTTGTTTTGCAAATATGACACTCATGTTGATTACAATTGTTATTGTTTTCGAAAAAGTACCAGAGTGGACACTTCCGATACTGTTTACCGTTAATGCAATCAACACTACATTTTGGGACACCTTGTGGGTATACACATCGTTGTCCGCGTTTAACAATCTACTAGTAACTGGATACATCATCTACCGTCTGTGTTATAAATCGGATAAACGAAATACAACATTTCTGGTTATTGCCTTGACCATAGGAACCATTGGAAGTATATTTTTCTTGAGCGATGGGGGCCATAATGCGGTTGATTATGGGATTGTACATAGTGCGTGGCATGTTTGTAGCTACACGGCTCTGTATTTTGCGTTACGATCTGTATCGTCAAAAGGTACAAAATTACGAAGGGATAGAGTTGAGTTTAACACAAGGGGTTTAGATAAAATTGCTTATTATTAATCATCATTGTCTGAATCTTCAAATACACGTCTACGCTTTTTTGCTGGTTCTCCTTCGGATTCGTACTCTTCTTCCGACTCATCGGAATCTTCGTCGAAATCATGGTCGTCTTCGTCTTCTGGGTCTGTCATGCCTTCTTCCCATTCGCTTGCTTCGTCCTCTTCGGAAGATTGTCGGGTCAGGAGACGGTGAATTTCTTCCCACGATTGTTCTTTGTGGGATGAAAACATGCACTTCCAAGGCAGTGGGTCTGGACCAGTCTCGTACAGTTTTATAGAGTTTTGTTTCGCCCATTTACAAATATCCTTTAGTGCCTTCCTATTCATACAGGAGTGCGTCTCTGTTTTTTGTCCAATTACAAACGTCATGTCAAACGTCTTAGTGTATGAAGTGACCCGTTCGCAAAAAATGACTTCAATTTCACTCGTGGTGCGATAGTATACTGCTTCGGGACTCAGTATTTCTCCTTCCCGAAATACAAGGTCGCTCATAAAAGTGGTCTTGTGGATACGCGCGGAAGTTTTTAAGTCTTGCTCGCATGTAATTGGGGTCGGAACAGAGGCCAATACATTGGAATTTAGAGTGGCCACTGCCTCGTCATCGTCTTCGTCATCGTCAATGTCTTGTAACCAAGACTGTGATTTAAAATGTAATAACTTTTTCTTCTTGTATTCATTTCGCAATACCATGAACAATTGCGCATGTTCTTGTGTCAGGGATGCCGGGAAATAGTACGTACGATCCGCAGACAGTGTGTCGGACCCAAAAGTAAGGGTTTCTCCATTTTGAAGTGTGTTGGTTTTTCGAATATTGGTACAGGTGAATTTCATTTTATAATTGGTTATACTTTACTTAAATATGTTGTTTTTTAATTTCGTTTTGGTTTTCTTCTTTTTCATTGTTTATGCCATGAAAGTAGCGGTCGCGTATGATGGCACCAAGGATGTAGAAATAAAGTAGCCCGACAACGCCCGACTCGATGCCTAAGATATACAAGTCCAGCATAAACCCATAAATGCTCCATAGTATACAAGACAATAGTCCTATACAAATGGACCAACTATGTAGGTCGTTTGTACTATTTGGGTTACGTACCTTCCAAGCCTGCGGAATGTTACTTACCATCGATGTTAGGGAAGCCAACAACGCAAAAATGTACACTTCCATAATAATAACATATGAGCTTTTTATATACATGTATAAAAGAAGAATAGTAGTATTCAAATGAAGACGGACATTGTATATGTAGCCATGTCAGCCGACCTAATACATGTCGGCCACATTCGTCTCCTCCAACATGCGGCCAAATACGGACCTGTTGTGGTAGGACTACTATCCAACAAAGCTATAGAATCCTACAAACGAGTTCCGATTATAACATGGGAACAACGCTACAGTGTCATTAAAGAACTGAAACTCGTCAGCATGGTCGTTCCGCAAACGACTCACGATTACACGGACAATTTGAAGCTATTGAGGCCTTCGTATGTAGTACATGGTTCAGATTGGAAACAAGGAGTACAGAATCAGGTCAGGCGAAAAGTCATAGAAATATTGGCGGAATGGGGTGGTATATTGATAGAACCAGAATATACTAGTGGGATAAGTACAACTGATATTATTGAACGCTGTAATAACTACAAATCACTGGTATCTCTCTCACTTCTTAACTGATTTCGATATTGTGAAGACGACGTGGGTGCACCTTGCTCGTCTTGGAAATTGACCAATATATTACGATACAACGACGCATATGTCATTTTTATATCATTGACATTGCGTGCACCAGTAATTACAATCTTCCCGCTACGAAAAATTAAGAACACCAGTTTGGGATTGATACTACGGAATATCAAACCCGGAAACAAATCAGGGGTAAACGAAACATATAAACCAAACTTGTCCGCAATGTCCTTTAGTTTGATAGGAAACCCAACGTTTGCCGATGCTACAACATTCTGTATTTCAAAGTTTTTAAACATGACCGGAATACCAAGGGTTTGGAATATCCGCACGTATTTTCTGGCCGCCAAACGAGACTCTAGTGTGCTTTTGCTTCCCGTAACTACCATATTTCCACTGGCGAATGCCAAGGCGGTGGTTCTCGGCTCTGTAGTGCGTATAGTTGCCGCTGCGAAGTTCTGAGGATTGAATTCTAAACACTTGTGTTCAAGTGCTATCCGATGTAAGTTTAGACCTTTACATCCCAGACTGAAGGTGCTGACCACATTCTGAAGTATGAACGGAGGGACTTGAACCTGTGCATCCGTAGGCCCAAGTGTTTTAAAGTCTAACTTCTGTTTCTTTGGTTTCTTTGGTTTCTTTACCTTTGGCATTTTAATTGTTTTTTCATACAATATATAGATTTATTTTAATTGTACACGTTTTTTGAATTCTCGAGTTATGCGCTCACACAGGACCACATAGGGCCATTTCCGAAATATAGGGCCATTTCCGAAATATAGGGCCATTTCCGAAATATAGGGCCATTTCCAAAATATAGGGCCATTTGTAGCTACTTCTATTACCATGTCTCAAAGTGCGTAAAAATGATATAAATAGTTTATATATAATATCTAAAATGACAGACCTCGGTGATATGTGTATCATGAATTATCGTAGAGAAGGAAGAAAAGTATTACTCTCTTCTGGTAAAATTACAGAAGAGCAAGTTAAAATACTCGAACAACAAGCATGGGAACATTCCGACCGCAAATATCCGATCGTTATACGACGCCTCTACACCGGTATGAGTATCACAGAAGCCATTGCGGAACTAGAACCAATCACCAAGATGCAAGAAGAAGAAATCATGGTAGACGGCACCATCGCATGTCCAAAATGCAAAGGAAGAAAAATACATAGAATTGAGAAACAAACCAGAAGCGCCGATGAATCAGCAACTGTATTTTGTTACTGTTCAGAGTGTGGTAAACGATGGAAATTTTAAAGACCGTCCGTATACCTTGCCACGGGTGTTCTTTTGAATATAGAAGATAGTTTTTTGCACACCATGGCCATTCTTGAAGGTTTTTGGGTCAAAGGAACCCAATCGTCTTCAAAATCATCAAGAGAGAACTCGTCGTCAGTAATTTGGAATATTTCTCGTTCCGGAGATGGATCTCTTGGCATTTGACGGTATATATATCCAATATATACTCCATAAAAGATGAGAGTGGTCAGTATAGATGTAGGCCTTCGTAATTTCGGTTATGCAATTATAAATAACGGTACACTAATCGATTTTGATTCTATATGCATCTGGGATTTAGTACCCAAAAAGAAACGTACTGACTACCCTTACATTGCCAGAGTATTGGTAGACAATACCGACATATTCAAAGATGCCGATGTTATACTTATTGAAAGACAAATGCAAGCACGTATGAAGATGATAGCGTGTGCACTTCGTTGTTTCTTTTGGGATAGATCGCAAATGATTGCGCCACTGTCAGTACGCAAATACTTCAAAATCAGCACCGGTGTTTACAAAGAAAACAAAAAGGCATCCAAGAATTTTGTTGTGCGGTTTTTAGACCATTCGCAAACTGAAAAATACAAATCGTCCAAGAAACAAGACGACATGGCCGATGCCATCATACAAGGAATGTATTATGTGCAAACTCGTTAAATTTGATTAAAATATACTATAAACTGTTCTCATAATTTCATAAATATGTACTTACTATTTCTACTTTTCGTTTCGACCTATGCGGTTACACACGAATCAAATGGTACCAGCATTGAAGTCTTGGGTCAGTCTGGAAAAGCTCGTATTGTACGAGGAGAAACTACCGTCACCATGCAAGTGGACTATTTGAATGAAATTGACGAATTCGATAACGAGGTAGGAAATATTGGACAGAATAAGCACAGTGTTAATTCGTTTGCTACACAATCCTTCACCTTCAGTGATCTTGTAGACAAAGAATATCAAAACACAAGTGTTCAAGAATTTACGTTTGAAACACCGATATACAGCATTGGAAAATTGAAAGTGGTGACTATGTTGGTAGGAGAGAGTAGTGAAGTTGGTACCGAAACAGAAACATGGAGTGTATCGGCCGGAGACTTGAAATGGAACATTGAATTGAGTGATTGGACCTTCTGTGATCCATGTGTGGACGGCACTGCCAAGTATATTGATGTAGCCTTGGAAATAAAGGGCAGCAAAAGCGAATCAAAAGGGAATCAGACCACCGATTTGGGAGATGCTACGCTTCAGTTGTCCAATCGGGTAGTTATTGATTCGGAAGAGGTTTATATGCCTACTGGATACCCTAAAATCACGACAAAAGGATCCAAACAACTGTTTGTTTTTCGATTTCCAAAGTTTATGAACAACGCGGTATACGATCCACTGATACAGATGACAACCGCGGAATCAAGTGCGATGCGCATCAGTCCGAAATGGATCTTTCTGTGTATGTTAATGCTCATTTTATTATAAAAATATACTATAAATCTTTGTTTATTATTTACAAATGCAACCATCTAGTAGGCAAGAACGAATTCAATTTATCCCAAAACAAGGAAAGTCACCGGATAAGCAAGTCGTACCCCAAAGCGAGACTGGATGGTGTGATTGGCACGATATCCTTATGATTAGCAACTGTGTCGGTCTCTTCTGTATCGCCCTCATAGTCATCATCATTCTCATCCTCCTCATAGTCTTTCGTTGAAGGTAAACGTATCAATTTCGTGAAAATGTCCAGACGAGTCATTAATTCACTTGCCTTCTTCTCAATATCATGGTTATCAGAACGTGCGTCAAATGTCCGAAAACGGGTCAACCAACCGGCTTCGTGTACGGCAAGCTTTAGTCTCGTTCGGTCTACACAGTCTTGCAAATCCTCCAGAGCTTCTTGGACAGCGCGCTTGCTCTCATACGCTGGATGGTATGGTTTGAGATCTTTGTATGCCTTTAACATAGCCTTTATAGTTTCAACAGTGTGGGTTTCTTTGATGTCAGGATTTGCCTCTGAATTGAGAATGTAATCAATTGCGTATGAGGTACCACGGAAAAGCATATTCCTTCCAATAAAGTAGGTACCAGCAGCAGCAACTGGATAGTACATGACCCACGCCATTTATTTTACATATGAAAATACATATATACGTGATTCTAGACAATGCCTGTTCATTATCGTTTGTAACTTTGACCCCTCCATTTCCATACATATCGGCTTGCTGCCAAATATAAACAGTACCTTGTCGCTAAAGGCGCGATAGACGACGAAAAGACACTTTGCGGGGTGAGAACGACACATGTTGACCACCGCACGTAGGGTTTTGTCTGGTATCTGGTTGTGGTGTATCGCATGCATGATTTCATCGTAGGTCGCTTCGGTCTTTACCGACATTACGCTGGTAGGCTTACCCTTTAATAAATCTATCATTTGTTAATTGTTAATAACCTTATATAGCATAATTTTAACTATAATTTTAATTTTGGTTGAAACGCCTTTAATTGAGGATTACTCGAATCGTTTATCGTTGTTTTGGTTGCACTACCGACAAGTAATAGTTTTTTAATTTCTTCTCGTATTCGTTTTCTTTCTATCTTACGAACTTCATAGTCTTCAAAAGCCGTATTTGTTTTTAACCGATCGTCCAAGTGTTTATCATAGTGTATCATCAACTCGTTGTTCAACTCTTGGGGTGACATACGTGTACAACCTGAATTTTGCATGTTCCACCACATGCCATAGTCAGTTTTAGCACCGAGCCGCAAAAGCTCCCTGAGCCATTTTGTTTTTCCAAACAGTACCGCCAAAAATACCGGTTTTGCTTCTTGATTGTAGTTGCGACTGCTGTTTCCATCTATTTGGCCCCATGCCCATTTGTTCATGTACATTTCGCCATCTATTACTTTATGAAAGTCAAGCTTACCTCTAAGAAATTTTTCTACTGTAGCGTGGTCTTGTTGCCATGTTATCATTATTCCTAGTATTGTTGTTTTGAAACTGGGAGAGTCCATTCGATACTGTGGTTCTAATTCCTCATTTTCAATATACATTTTATCGAAGCAAAGTTCAATATTTTTTATCCATTGATCTTGGTCTTTGCCTTCCTCCTTTTCGTTAACAAGGCATTCGTATAATACTCTACCAGCAACATTCTTAGTTCTACGAGGGTTTTTAGATCCGTCTGTATAAAACTCCCATGTATGATACTTTTTTGTTAAAAGTTCCCACTTTTCTGCTTTCTCCTTTTTCAACGCCTCAATTTTCTTCTGCAATTCTAAGATTTCCCGTTCAGACATCTACATACATCCATGGTATTTTATATAGTTTTTATTTACAAATAAAACTATAATTTAATATCTAAATTGGAACGTATACTATTTTTGTAAAAACTCCATTACTATGCGTTTGCCGCCATTGTACATGTTCCGCATCTCTTCCGGTTTGATATTTGTAAAGTTTGTGTATGTGGCATCGTCCGGAGAGAATATATTGATGGTTACAGTCCCCTTGTGAAATGTATTGCATGGTTTTTGTCTCAACTCCTCGTATTCTATCTCTAGAAAATCAGCGATCCGTCTCAAATCATTGCTTAGGGTACTCAACATTTGGTCGGTCATCACCCGAATGGACTCTTCAATTAAGGGAAGAAAGCCTTCTGGTGTAGTGGCCTTGAAAAACAACTCGTAGCAGTTTATCGGGTAACATATCATAACATCGACGGTACAACGTTCGTTCTCTTTAATAAACTCGAATATTTCTTTCACCGGTATAATATGTCGCATCCCACCATCGAAATAATGATGGTTCCCTATCTTTGCCGCTGGAAATACAATAGGCACCGTTGCGCTAGCTACGATAGCTTCTTGTAAATTGTCAGAAAAGGTTTCGTATTCGCACAAATCCTTGTTGTATGCACCCACTTTTAGCGGGGTAAAGCATAACGACTCGTTGAAATTTTCTTCGACTAGTTTTACCATAGGTGTATTATTATACATTGATTTATGGTACCATAGCGCGTCAAGAGCATTTACATAGAATCCAAGGCTGGTATGTGGCTCCACGACATGAAATCCACCCAATTCGAACAAGTCCTTGGCATGTTCCATGCATTGATCAAAGGTTTCGGGTAGGGTTTGCGAAACCAGACCACCTACTATAGCACCAGCACTAATTCCTGCTATCAAATGCCAGTCTACTCGTTCTTTGCCTTTGCTCAGATATAGCCCATGTAGCATGCCGACTAAAACGGCCCCACGGTCCCCACCCGCGCTCATGGCCAACATTGTCGGGCCACTTACTGACATATCGTTTCTACGAATCATATAAAACGAGAAAAAGGGGTTTATATATAAAAATTATATAGATAATATTTGTACAAACATGCAACAATCTTTTTACGACGAGAAACAATCACTGGACAAACAGCGTCAGGGAGCCGACATGATTTACAGATGTTTCATGGATTCGGACACTTCTACCGTGGATACCGCAATTCGAGAAATACGAGATCTGACCATCGCAGAGTTTACTGGGGCCAGCGATAGACTTCGCACCATGTTAAATCGCGCAATCGAAGGGAAATCAAGAGTCGCAAAACACGGGGCACTATTGTTTGGTCTGTACCTAACACCAAAGTACGCAAACAAACTGGTAAATGAGTCAAGAGTTGAACCGCAGCGGTTCAGAGAGTATTACACAAACCATTTGCCGGAAATGTGTAGAAATCATTTAAACGGTAAAGCACGGTTTGATTCCATGCAAGCATTTGTAGAAGAAGCAAGAGTACGTTATATTATAATTTAATTAACGTCTTCGTATATATCACGAATTTTATTCTCCGCGCTTCCAATATCCAACAAAGCGTTTCCATCGGGAATTAGATGCTTTTTAAGCAACAAATTTGTCGCATCGCTAAGATCAAGCGCTTCGTTCAAACCCTTCACAAATGCCTTTCCAGTCGCATCCGTGCACACTTGTCCGGCCACCACACTACCGTCTGTGCATAGTGGGAGGGCTCGTAAACACGTGTCCGAATTGCTATCGGAACAACACTCTTTGTCGTTGTAGGTGGCTCGAATATCCGTACAGGTAAGGGCATAAGCATAGCTTGCGGTCAGTAGCAAAACAATAAGTCTCATTTCTTAGTATTAAGCATAGTATTTATAGCAGCATTCTACCGATCCATACTTCCTTTTATGGTACATAGATGTATTTATTTCTACTATATATAAATTACACATGTGGTAAAATGCCGAAGGTTAAAATAGATAAGTATCGATCAACAGATATTACACAACGTGAATTAACCAAACTGAAAAAGGATTCAAAATTTAAAAAATACAAATTAACACGCGAAATGTATTTGAGGGGACTATTGAGGGAATTGGAAAAACGTTGGTTAAGAGGGAGAAAGAGAGCAGAGTTTATAACACCGAGGGAAAGAGGAAACTTAACCAATAAATACGGAAAACAATTTGTTATTGACTTAGAAAAATATTTTTTGCAAGCGAATCTGATTTCAGATATTGAAGACGAATTAAAGACGTTGGGTATAGACAAACCGACCATATTGGACTATTCCGAGAAAGGGTTTTATCTAAACGATACGATTGCATACTTGGCATGTAACTCGGCAATTGCGTTGGGAATTCGTAACGAAGAATCGAATAAACAACTAAAAGGCAAAGTACGCGCTATCCGACCGACCAACAAATATAGAAATAATCCATGTAGAAGTGTGAAAGATCTTCAAGACCTTGGACTATTACAGAATTTATTTACCGTGGGGGACAAGTATTCGATGCTACGAACAGTCGGAAACGTTGTTGAAATTACACCGAACAAAACGCCCAACGTCTCCCGTATGAACGACAGTACCGTAGAAAACAGCGATGAATTTTACATCGATAAGACAAAAATGACGTTGGGTATCCATCCATCCCTCTCCATGGCTCTACAGAATAAGGAAAAAATATTGTATTTTGTGGCTGCCAATGGCAATAACCACAGCACATTATTTATTTTATTGGAAAACGGCGAACTCTTTTCGTTTGGTTTAACAGCGCAAATGAATGCCGATTCTTCACTAGGAAATAGTTCGGGTATATTATCTCAAGCGACCAGTACCGGTACAATATTTCTATCGTCTCCGGACGGAGTTTACAATCGATACGGAAAGGGATTGGCATACATTCAGGGGACATTGGGAGAAACATATAAAAAAATTATGGGTACCAATAGAGATAGCGTTAATTTTCAAATTGCGGACATCGGACAATTGAGAAATGGCCATATTAAGAGGATATTGTACATGGCCATAGAAGTAGCGAAAGGGTTGATAGTTACCACGGAAGACACAAAAATACAAAACGACAAAGTAACAAAGAAGTTGTTCTCTGTTAGTTCTGTATTGGATGAAAGCAAAGCAAAATACAATCTTCTAGCATTAAACGGTTACAATTGTGCTTACATGTTGCAGTGGATTTTTCAGGAACGGCTCACTTGTGCAAGATATTTCACGAGCCAACCTATAGCATGTCGTAGAAACAACAAACAGCAATATTTGAACAAAGAGGAAATACAGGAGATAATAGATCTGTACACCTCACAATATTCTACAAGGGCAGATTTAATAGAAGTAACAAAGGTACCCGGAGAACATCAATACGATATTGATAATTTACCGCCGGGTGGCATCCTAAGTAATCCTTCAACTGGATGGTCATTACAGGGAATCGCTACAGAGTTCAGCAAGGGATTGAAATTCTAATGCTATTCCCATGTACGCCCCACTAATTACCTGTTGCTCACTATCTTCAGCCTAAAATAAATAGGCCTGTGTGCCTGTATGACGATTTTGAGAGGGCACCCTACTCAGAGAAAAACTTTTTTTTGGCTAAATCTGATAAACATCGAATAACATACATACTATTACCTGTTATACTATACATGCAATAGCACCAACTACGTAATATATAAAAAAATAAAAAAAAAAAAAAATTTTCAGATAGAGGGTCTCTCTCCAAATGGGTCAACAGGGACATAGGCCCATTTATTTTAGGCTGAAGATAGTGGGTAGTATGGACACAGTAGCTACTAACATGGTCCGAAGTGGCCCGACATAAGTGACCCGACTGTTAACATAAGCTTACCATTGGAAGGGTGCGGGCGACGAGTGCACGAGACTCGAACTTCTAAAACGCACATTTATGTTCGAAAAAGTACATTTATGTTATATTTTTTTCTAAAAACAAAGGTATAAACTTAAACTTAAACTGAATCAAAATGCCATACCAACGATTAACCGACGTAGATCACGTACTCCAACGACCCGACACTTATGTTGGGTCTATCGATCCTGTAGTATGGACCAATACCAATATTGACAACGGGGAACAGGAGGTCATACCCGCCTTGTACAAGATATTCGACGAAGTTCTTGTCAATGCCTCTGACAACATCAGCAGAGGAAAAACAGCCAATATCACTGTCAACATCAATGAAAAGGGATTCATTGTGGACAACGATGGAAAATGCGTGCCTGTGGTCAAGCACAAAAAAGAAAAGATGTGGACCCCAACCCTCGTCTTTGGTCACTTGCGCACTTCCAACAATTACAATGACAAGGAAGAACGTCTCACAGGGGGTCGCAATGGTTATGGTGCCAAACTGGCCAATATATTTGCAACCAATTTCAAAGTATCCATATGGGATCACCGTAAAAAGAAATATTTCGTTCAGACATGGGAGGACAACATGAGCAAAGTTGACATACCATGTATTACGGATTACGAAGACACCAAATCAAGGACCGTGGTTGTTTGTGCGGTAGACTTGGCGAAGTTTGGCATTCAAAACATACCGGAGGCGACCATAGCCATGATGAAACGACGTGTTTATGACCTGAAAATGTGCAACCCATCGACGACCGTTTACCTGAACGGTGACGAAGTTGTTATGAAGCCGGACGAGTACGTATTGACCTACATGTCAGATATCGTATTTCGTCAAGACAACAAACGTTGGCAGTTAATCATCGGTACAAACTATCAAACCGGTGATTTTAAACAACAGTCCTTTGTCAATGGAATATGGACACGTAACGGCGGCACGCACGTTGATTATATTTGGAAACAGATATACAAGCAACTGGAACCTATTCTGAAGAGATTGAAACTCAAAGCCTACGAGGTAAAGCGGAAACTCAGCATGTTTCTGTCTTGCAAATTGGTCAACCCCACCTTTGACTCTCAGATTAAAGAGACCTGTACCCTACCGGTTCAAAAATTCGGTTCGGAATTCAAGTTACAAAAATCATTTCTAACTGCCGTGAAATCATCGACCCTTATGAGAATTCTTGAGAACATGGCGAGTAAGAAAGATGATAAAAAACTGAGCAGAAACGACGGTAGAAAGCAACGGTCTGTCGATGTCCAGAAACTGACCGACGCCTCCAAAGCAGGCGGAATAGAATCTCACCGTTGTACACTAATTCTGACAGAGGGAGACTCCGCCAATGCACTGGCACTCGCCGGCATGTCCGTTGTTGGAAGCAAACATTATGGTTCATATCCACTCAAGGGAAAGATCCTCAATGGTTACACTGCCGGTACGGACAAATGGTCCAAGAATGCGGTCATTACCGATGTGATTAAATCATTGGGATTGAAACACGGCGTAAAGTATACCGATGTCAAATCCCTACGTTACGGTTCTGTTCTGGTCATGGCCGACCAAGATACCGATGGGTTCCACATTAGAGGATTGGTATTTTCCTTGTTTGGTTCACACTGGCCGGGGTTGTTGTGCATTCCCGGGTTTATAAAGGTGATGCGAACGCCTTTGGTAAAAGCATTCAATGGGAAAAAACTGTTACACGAATTCTTCAACGAAGAGAACGCGCGCAAATATATCGATCAATATCCAAAACTACGATACAAATTCTACAAAGGGTTGGGCACTTCTACCAGCAAAGAAGCAAAGGAAATGTTTAGAAACTTGAAGAAATACACATTTCCGATGTCGGGTGCACCAGATTGTTTACAGAAAGCATTTAAAGACGACGAATGGGCAAAAAAATGGCGCAAAGATGTAGTAAGGAGACCACCTACATACGGTGATGATCGCGACGGCCGTACGTACGATACATTTGTGTCGGGGCCTTGGGTAGAACACGCCAGAGCCTCCAATGAACGTAGTATAGCGGACCTACACGATGGTCTGAAACCAGTACAGCGTAAGATTCTATATACACTGATGAAAGGGGCGAACAAAGAAATAAAAGTGGCGCAATTGAACGGTAAAGTTGCCTTGGACACTCATTATCACCACGGCGAGATGAATATCGGAAATGCAATCGTTAACATGGCGCAAGACTTTGTTGGTTCGAACAACCTACCATATTTGGAACCGATTGGTCAATTCGGTACACGTCACAAAGGAGGGGCAGACCATGCATCGCATCGTTATATTTTTACGAAAATGCAATCGTGGGTGAAGTATGCCTTTCCCGAAGCCGATCTACCGGTGTTGACATACAACAATAGTGATGGCCACATTGTGGAACCACACCATTTCGTTCCGATTATTCCCACGATACTTATCAATGGAGTATCCGGTATTGGATGCGGTTGGGCAACGGACATCCCCATGTACGATCCTCTCCATGTCATTGACTACTACGTGGGGAATTCAGAACTACCCACACCTCATTACAATAAATTCACGGGTGAGATAATAAAAGTAGACGGACGTTTGAAAACGCGCGGACGTTGGACGGTACAAGGAAATCGATTAACCATTGGGGAATTGCCTATTGGAGTATGGACCGCCAATTTCAAAGACAAACTGAAGAAATTGGACAAGCATTATTCTAAATTCACAGAGGAGCATACCGACACTACCGTTCGGTTCACGATTGATGGCATGGACGACAAACTTTGTGATAAATTGCCACTGGAACAAACCATCAAAGAAAATTGGGTTGTTTTTGAAAATGATCGCATCAAAAAAACGGACCTGATTGGGATTTTACAACAGCACAGGGAAGCACGCCTCGCACTCTATACCAAACGTAAAAACCACCAACTAAAGCAAATGAAGGACGAAGAAACAAAAAAGTCCAACCGCATGAAATTTATTCAACAGTGTCTATTGGGTAATGTACCGATTACCAGCGAACCGTATGATAAATGCGTGGAAGTTTGCGAACAACTCGGTATCGATCCGAAATATTTGGACATTCGTCTTCGCGACATTTCACCAGATGCGGTGAAGAAACTACAGAGTGAGATATCAGAATTAAAAGGAGAGCATTCTATACTATCAAATACAACCGAAGAAGACATGTGGACACGTGAATTAAAAGAGTTACGCAACCATCTAAACCCCAGCAAAAAGAGAGCACGTGAAATAGATCTAACAAAAGATTAAGAAAAAAGATGGTATATATTGTTTACCTAATACATATAAAATGAGATTACTTATTCTCTTACTAAATTTATATACAGTTTACGCTGAAGTATGTCTTGGTACCCAACGTACTCAGGATACATTTGTTCGTACGATGTCTGCCAAGTATGGAGGCGATACATGTACAAGTCCAACCGACTGTGAGACCAAGTGCACCACGGGTTGCGATGGATACAGCCAAATACCATCCGGAACCGTGGTGTTGCAAGTTTCAAGAGGTAGTGGGTTTGGATGTAGTTTAAGCTCCGATGGTGTGGTCCACTGTTGGGGAAAAAATAATTACAATCAATTGGGAGACGGTACAACTACTACGCGCGCTACACCAGTTACACCCACGCTCGAATCGGCAGCAGTTGCCGTAGAATGCGGGAATTTTCACGCGTGTGCGCTTCTGGACACCGGTAAAGTCCAATGTTGGGGCAGAAATCATGCGGGTCAGTTGGGTATTGGTTCCACTACCACAAAAAGTACGCCACAAACGGTTTTGAATATTGAAGGGGTGACACAACTATCCGTTGGGATAGTCCATAACTGTGTATTGTTTGCAACCGGGCAAGTCAAATGTTGGGGTGACAACTATTACGGACAATTAGGAATCGGATCTACCTCTAGTCAAGGGTACAATTTGGCAGGAAACAGTATGGCAGGCTTGCAATTCACGGATCTCGATGGATCGGCGCGACGTGTTGAATGTGGTGGGCAGATGTGCTGTGCGATAATGATAAACAACGATTTAAAATGTTGGGGCTGGAACAATGTGGGTCAATTGGGCATTGGATCTACGACCGCGGCAGGAAACGTAGCTAACACAATGGGGAGCAATTTACAAGTAACGATGAGCAATGTACTAAAAGTCTCGGTTGGCGAATCCACAGTATGTGCGATTACAACAGGATTTACCCTACACTGCTGGGGCAGAGGGGGATACTTGGGATACGATGACACAAGTACACGAAAGACACCGGGTCCCCCGGTATTATTAGGGAAACCCCCCGTGGACATCACGCTTGGATATTACCGTACCGCTTGTGCACTGTTCGAGGATGGTAGCGCAAAATGTTGGGGTTACAACAACCATGGAATGATAGGTCAAGGTGTTTCCAATAGCCATCAAGGAGACGGGGCGGGTGAAATGGCTGCTTTATCATTTATCAACCTTTCTGGAACGGGTAACGAAGCATGGTCGATCTGTGCGGGTAGTTCAACGACCTGCGCGGTTATCGACGGAAAAGTTGCCTGTTGGGGGTTAAGCAATACCGGTCAAGCGGGTGGGTCTACATGTAATTGGGAATGTTATGAACCAGAGGGTAATATTGACTACGGTTACGGAGCAGTAACGTACACGTATGCCTATGGTAGCAAACAAAGTGCCTTGGGGTTGTCCAAAGAGTTGACAGACATTTGTGCACCATGCGTAGCGAACGAATACGTTCAACAGAGATATGAATCGGGATCGTACACGGTAGAAGCTGGTCAAACCAGTTACACTTGTAATACCTTGGCAGAATGTGAACCACAGTGTTCAGGAGACGCGAATTGTGTTGGTTACACCGAAGACAAAGGGTTAAAAGCGGTAGCCTTCGGCCGTGGATCATTTGTGCACCAATCGATATTATTTAGCGATGGATCCGTACGATGTATGGCACTTGACGGTTATGGAGACAGATGTGGTACAGACGATGACTCCGCCTTCTACAATATTAACGATCCATCCACATGGGGACTTACGAAACTGAGTGGGCCCGCAATTGCTGTAGCGGACGTAGAGTACGGAGGATGTGCGCTTATGCAAGATGGCAGTCTGGAATGCTGGATGGATTATGCAATGAATTGGTTTGTATTTGTAAATCCGGGAACAAGCGGTAAAGTAGGAAACGATGCAACCAACCCAATGGAAACCCATAGGGCACTTGACACGGGTTCTTATCGGTTCAAAAACATCTCCAGTAGCGACAGTGGCATTTGTGGAATATTAAAAGGGGCAGACGAAGGCAAGGTTGCTTGTTTTGGATATTTTGGCTATACCGGGGGACCCGGCGCCGGTTATTCTTCCCCAACCCACTCAGTTAAACCGTTGCCAATCATGGACTTTGGTTCACCGGCAAAAGATCTTTCATGTGGCGACGACCATTGTTGTTTTTTATTGGACGACAATAGTATAAAATGTTTTGGGAAAAACTTAAATGGTCAGCTCGGTATTGGGAGTACGACAGTTGTTCAATTTCCCGACATGGTTGAGTCTGTGGACATCGGAACACACGTACCCGCCAAAATATACTGTGGACGTGACAACACGTTCGTTATTACAACAACTGGAGACCTAATTGGTTGGGGTAGCAACGCTTGGCATGAATTGGGTTACAACGATGCCGACTATGCGTTTGGAACTAACCAAGGAGACGCGGCAGGCGAAATGGGAGCAAATTTAATCGTCACCATGACAAACGTAAGGGAAATGGGAGGGAGAAGAGGCAACAACGCTCTTGTGACAAACGATGATATTATGTATACCACAACCAATGTAGCACAGACCCCGAGCTGGGGCCAGAGAACGACGAATGTAAACTTTGTTGGGATGTTTCAAACTAACAATGGCGCGACTTACTTATACGTGAAGAACGATAATGTATTTGGTGCATATCTATCAAGTGAAAATCCAGCGTACGCGACATTAAACATGAAAAACATGGGGTTGACGTGTATTACATGCGCGGGAGGTACATACAACCGACCGGGTGATACCGCGGCTGGCACATGCGACGACGACGAGACGTGCAATCCGAACTTTTATTCGGATGGAACACAATGCGTAGCCTGCCCCTCTGGTTCGACCAGCGTAGGTGCTGCCGTTATCGATGGAAATTCATATTGTAAACGAAACGCCCCATGTGGAGTGAACGAATACGTGAACGAGGATTCTGTATGTGCCATATGTCCGTTTGGACAGTTTAGCGATGCTGTGGCTACCGAATATACCGCTACTTCATGCCTAAAGCCAGCGGCCACATGTGGCGAAAATGAACACTCTAGTATTCAATATTTAGACGCTGACACTCGTTACTTTGGAAATACCTGTACCAATTGCGAAACGGATTGTACCAATGATGCAACTTGTTTGGGTTATACACCGGGCAATAAAATCGTATCCATTACCGGGTATTATCAATTCGGTTGTTCGGCTTCCAGTCAAGGGGTGAAATGTTGGGGGAAAAATACCAACGGCGTACTTGGAATTGGTAGTTCCGATGCTACCTTGCAAGTCACAACCGACGAAGCGATCAATATACCCCTACAGGGAGTTGTAAAGATACGATCCCCACGTTTTTACTCTTCTAACATTCATGCGGTTTGGGCTATCTTTGAAGATGGGTCGGTGCGATCGTGGGGCAACGATTTTAAATATAGACTTGGATACGAGGCCTCCGGAAATCGGAACGAACCCGGACCGCCCATTGAGACTCATGGTGGTGAAGTAAAGGATATGTGTGGAGGCTATGGATATTCCTGTATGCTTTTAAAAGACGGTAGAGTGTTTTGTTGGGGGGGGTACAGCTACAGCTACCCATCAGGTTGGGAGACACCATCTACAGTTAAAAACACCGCCTCTTTGCCCGCATTGGATTTCGGTGGTACAGCAAGTGCAATTACATGCTCAGAGCAACATGCTTGTGTTGTTATAGATGAAAAAGTTAAATGTTGGACAAATCGCCAAGCTTTAGGGTTAATAGGAGGGAACTCACTTACAACATACCAGACGGTAACGCCATCGCTTCCATACGTACTTGGTCTTACAAAACCAGTAGTAGATATTGCATCTACCTATCGAAGCACATGCGCACTGTACAACGACGGTACTGTAAAGTGCTGGGGGTTGAATGATGACGGACAAGGCGGTACCAACACATATGGGGTATCTGGAGGCGCTCCCACTGCTACTATTGGAGACGCCGCGGGAGAGATGGAAGCCGCACCAGAAGCAGATATTACCGGTGTTATAAAGATAGAGGGTGGTTATAATCATTTCTGTGCTGTTGTTACCGGAGGTGGCTTGATATGTTGGGGGAGAAATGCAGCAAACGGTGCAACCGGTTACAAAACCGTTGTTGCCGGCCAACCACCAACCGCATATACTACATTTCTACCATCTGTCGATCTCAGTCCAGAATTAGGAACTGTAGTTGATGTTGAGACCGGTCATTATTGGTCTTGTGCAATTTTGGACACAGGAAACGCCAAGTGTTTTGGAGACAATAAGAATGGCGAACGTGGCGATAGTGACACAGCGGACAGGGACGTAACAGAAGCCACGGATCTCTATTCCAGTGTATACGACGATTCATACGGTGCCATGACTTCAAGCGGAAAAGGGTATGCCAAACGTTCCCAATGTGGCGCATGTCCGGTAAATACGACCAGACCAGCAGGAGATTCACTGTCTGGTGCCACATGGTGCATCAGTGAAACCACATGTGGAAAAGATGAGTTTATGAACACCAATTACGAATGCCAAGCATGTGCGGAAGGCGTATTCAACAACCCCGGTGATAATTCACCCGGTATATGCAATGACCAAGCCGTATGCACGGAAAATCAACATGTTTCGGGGGGTATGTGCCTGTCGTGTCCCGCCAATACGACCAACCCGGCCGGTGACGATACCAACAACGGAAACTCGTACTGTACCTTGGATATACCATGTGCACAGAACGAATACGTAAACAACCAACACCAGTGCGTTTCTTGTCCACCGGGAGCGTACAACGATGTAGGAGATACTACCGTAGGAAGCTGTGACGATACGGAAAAATGCAACGATGGATACCATGTCAAAACCACCTTTACTAGTGACAATACCAAGAAATATGGAAGTACACCGTGCGACAACACAACCGATTGTGAGAGCAAGTGTGCCGCAAATGCTACATGTGCGGGGTATACTTCTGGAGGGGGCG